GCCATTGTCGAGACGGCCAGTCACACGCAGACCGAAGGGTGCATTAACGGAACCCATTGGTTCTCTCCTTCAGTGATCGGAGGGTTATCCCCTGCCGAATGTGGTTTTTGTTGAACGCTCGGGCCGGAGCACGGGCATTCGGGGATCGCTTTCGCGGAGGTAGCTATTGTCAACAGCATCCATCTGGGCCTTGGCCTGATCTAGCTGTCCAACGGTGCGCTCGTCCGCGAACTCTACGGGGATACTGCACAGGAGTAGCCCGCCGACTTCTAGGTTCTCAGGGAAGCGAGAGTTGTGGTCGGACATGATGTGCAGTTCGGGGAAGTCCTTTGCCAAGCAAGGGGTGTAGCCCTCGCGGAAGCGGCTAGAGACGTTCTTGTTGTCCTCGTTGCCCAGTGTGGAGGTGCGAACCCAACGGAATTTAAGACCGTCACGGGGCTCGGGGGTCGGGAGGAGAGATTGGCGTTGCCATCCTTTGCGACGTTCTCCGCCTTCACGAGTTGTGAGCGCTCGGGGGGTACGTTCAGTCATTGGATGCATCCTTCAAGAGTTGCGCCGCATATTGTTGAGGGGACAACCCAAGACGCTTGGCGAGTGCGACCTGAGTGGAGGTGAGTGCCACCTTGCGCGGTGTTTGGCCGGACGTGCGTCCTGCCGGGGCCACCACGTTGCCAGCCTGCCGCCGCTGTGGCTTCACCTCTTCTGAGGCGTCGGCAAACCGTTCTGGGAAGGCGCGGCGAACCGCACCATCAATCTGAGAATAATACTGATCCGTGTCTGGCGCAACTCCCGAGCGAACCAGCTTTTCATGGACGCCCATGGCGAGGGCAGTGATGTCCTCATTGCCTTGAGTCATGAACCACGGATTCTTCTGAGCCCAGTCCTGCGCCTTGCTACTTGGTGGCTGGACAGCAGGCTTCTGGGGCTGAGGGATTGGTGCCTGCGCCTGAGGCTGCTGGCGCTGCGGCGGCTTGTAGGAGTTGATCCGATACTCCTCGTTCTTCAACTCCGTCAGCTTGGCCTGAGCATCAGCCATGGCGTCAGCATCACCAAGCTCGTATGCCGCCTTGAACTCAGCCTTCACCTTGTCAAGTTGCATCGAGAGGCGTTGCTTGGCTTGCCCAACGAGAACGCCCTCGCCCTCCTGCAGCATGCGCTGAAGCTTGAGCTTCTCCTCGTACTCGCGCTGAGCGAAGGCAACCGCCTCCTCACGAAGCCGTGAGGCCTCCTCCTTTGCGCGGCGCTCCTCGTGGAACTCGTACTTCAGCTTCTTAATGCGCTTCTGCACGGACTCGGAGTAGGAGGCGATCTCGTCATCCTCCGGCACGTCGGGCTCAGCGCCATCAGGGCGTCGTGCCTTGTCGCGATCAGGCTCCGGTGTGTCGTCGATGATCTCGACCTCGAAGTCGTCGTCCTCTTCGATCTGGTTGGCTTGAGTATTCATGCGCGGCTATACCCCCGTGGGTCTTCGACGACAGCCTCTACGGTGTCATCGTTGATGAGACGGAACTCCTTGCCCATCACCTTGAAGCGGGTGCCTGAGTAGGAACGGAAGATGACAAAGTCGCCCTCTTTGCACCAAGGGCCAGTGGGGAATCTGTTGGCGTCGGCATAGGCCTCGCTGCCAACCTTCAGGACATAGCCAATTAGGGACGCAGTCTCCTCTGCGTTCCGGCGCTCATCGGGGATGAAGACCCCGCCTTCGGTCTTTTGGCTGACCTCCGGGATCGCAATGAGAATGCGATAGCCCTTTGGGTCTGGGAGCTTGGCGCGAACATCGTCGCCAGCTATGGTCTTGTCGGTGTACATTTCTTCTCCAGCAGTGGTTTTAAGGCCCACCGTAGCCTGCTGCTCAGCCCGACAACGACACGCTAGATCATTTCAGATCACGTTTCAAGGAACCTCTTCTCAACGTCCTTGATATCGTCCTCCATCTTCAGGATGGCGGAGTACTGACCGACGGCGCGGCAATAGTCCTCGTAGGACTTTGCCCCTCCACCAGCGAGAAAAAGTTCAATTGAACGCTTCTGCTCCTCTGTGCGGTACAGGAGGATTTCGACGAAGTCTCCGTCCATCACTGACCTCCGCCGGGTGTGGTGGTGAGCTGCTTGGCAATATCGATGCCAAGGCGGATGCCCTCGTTCTTGTCCTGACGCTTGGCGTCCTCGATCTGAGACGCAACGCGGACACCGATGCGGGCACCTTCACGGCGATCCTCAGAGCGGATGCGCTCACGCTGGACGTCGATGTTGCCTTCCATCCTCGCCACATCAAGTTCAAGCTTTGCCCGCTCGATCTCGAGCTTGCCCATGACCTCAGCCTCTTTGATCTGCAGCTCCTTTTGCTGCATCTGGGTGAGTGGGTCTTGAGCCTGCTTCTGTGCCTCTGCCTGCTGAACCTCGGCCTGATTCTGCTGAAGCAGCTTGCCAGCCGCAGCAGCAACAAGCTTGGACAGCTCGACCTCGACGTCCTCGGGAAGCGGCGCATCCTCGGGAGGCAGCTCGACACCGAGACGCTTCTCGATCTCCTTGCGGTACTGCATCGCCACATGCTCTGTGATGTGAGCCGCCATGGCCGACTGGATTGCAGAAGCAAACGGCGACTGTCCAACCATCTGCTGAATCTTGGGGTCCTGCATCGCGGCCATGTGGGTCTGGATGTGGGCCTCGTGGTCCTGATACAGGAACGCCTTTACGGGCTCCTGTTTGAGGATTGCCATGTTCTCGCTTACGGGGTCTTTCGGCTTGATGTCGCCCGGAAGCTTGATGATGTCCGCTGCGTCTTGGATGCCAAGAACCTCCAGCATGTTCCGGTGCAGCTTGCCCATGTCGTAGAGCTGTGGTGCCTGCTGAGACATCTGCAGTGCGGCTTGATACTGCATCACACGCTGGGCCATGGTGGCGGCGTTGGGGTCCGAAACCGGGATGACATCGACGCGGTCGTCGAAGTCCTTCAGTCGGTTAAAGTCACCGTCCGGGTCGTACTCGTACTTCTCATCCATGAAGTCCTTGACGATGCCAGCGATGAGGCGGAGCTCCTTGTGCATCGATGCGTGGATGCGAGCCTGAACACCAGACATGACCTTCATGTTGCGCTCAAGGAGTGCGAGGGTCGTACCGACCGGAGCCTGAGCATTCATGTCGCTGATCTTCACGTCGGCGACGGAGCCAATGCGACGGCCCTCCTCGACGAGGTTGGACAGCAATTGGTACAGGACGCTCGACGGCTCCTTGTATGGGAGGAAGGTGATCGAGTCACGGATCGATCCACTCGGCACATCAACGTCGCGGAACTCGCCCGGACGCAGCGGTGTGTTGTCTCCCTTGATGCGGAGGCCGCGAGCCTTGAGACCTGCGGGCAAGTTGGCAAGGGTGCCAGCGTCGATGAGCTGACGCAGGATCGAGGTGGCTGACTTTGTGAGGCCACCGATCAGGTGAATCAGACCAATGCCGTAGAACCCCATACCGGGCAGGTAGCAGTACGGCACGAAGTGCATGCGCTTCTGCTTGTCGTCGTCATCCTCGTACCAGTTCTTGCGGATCGACAGGATGGTGCGGGATGACTTGTCGATGGTGATGACGTAGGGACGTGCGATGTCATCATCGTCGTTGAAACCCTCTGGCATGACCATCTCGACATGCATCTCGAGAAGCATGTATCGGTCGTCACCATTGCTGGTATCCTCGATGCCCTGAAGGGTATCGTACTTCTCTTGGATGTCGCTCTTCTCGATGGCCGGATCAGGGAGATCGACGTCGCGGTAGAAGCCACTCGCCTGCAGCTTCATGATCTCGGTCTTGGTCTTCCGCATAACGTGCGTGTACCGCTCGCAGTCGGATAGGTTTGAGATGCCATACTGGACGACGAAGTCTTCCGCCGGGACAAACGTGGACTTTGGAACTCTGCGGACGGGGTCGTAGTGCACCTTCTTGAAGGCACTGCCAGCAAGGGACAGGCGGAACAGCATCTGCTCCGTCTCTTCGCGGTAGTCCTGCATGCGCTCGGTGATGAGGTAGTTCAGCTCATTCTCAACGCGAGTGGCCTGCTGGAACTTCTCGGTGGTCATCTTGCCGAGGATTTTAGTGCGGGCAGGACCTGATGCCGGGTAAATCTCACCCATAGCCTGCGCTTGGAAGTGGATCGCGGCCTCTGTCAGCATCGGGTGGAACACACCGGAGGCACCCTCCCAAGGCTGGGTGCGGTCTTCGACCTTCATGCCAAGTAGGTCTAGGCCTTTGACGTAGGCCATGGCCCAGTCATCGCGGGTGCGAAGGTCGGACAGAAAGTCTCCGACAAGCTCACTGCCCATGGACTCTAGGTCGGACTCGTCGATGAGCTCCGCAAGGTTGACGCCATGAGACACTTCCTCGTACTCAGGCTCGACGGAGATAGACTCAAACTCTATGACTACACCGCCGTCCTCCGTTGGGGTCACGGTCGCGGATGACTCCTCAAAAGCCTCGACTTCATCAAGCTCTTCCATCGGCTCTTCAGGCTCGATTTCGATGTCAAACGGGACGAGAGGCTTATCGACTGCCATGGTGTTTCCCCTGCAAGGTTTGCGGCACTATAGCAGAAAAGCACCGAAGGAAGGAAGTGTTGTGAGGGAGCGCTATGATGGATGATAAGCCGTAGCGCAGTCTGATCCTCGACCAATACAAAACCGATGGTTCCGTGTGCGCTCCCTCGTACTGAGACCATACGACTTAGGTGTTGGGTGTCAACCCATGAGCGCGTTCAAAAGCGCGCAAATTTGACCTTGCGACCTCTTCTTCTTCAATAAGTGTTCTTCCGGCTCTGCCGCGGACACCACCTGACTTGCCCATTGCTGAATCATATTTGGCCTGAAGCTTGGCATGCTGCTCGAGCATTTCCTTCGAGTGCTTCGGTTTGTCAGTAGTACTCCACAGGCTCACGATGCCCGTCGTCGTCATCCCAGTCATCCGTGTCTACCCTGATCCAACCGCCCTGCCTGAAGCGTATGAGTGCCTGAGTGGTGCTATCGACGAAGTCGTCGTGGTCGCCTGCCGGGAATGAAGCACATTCCTCGATGACCTCTTCCGCCCACCTTGTTGGGGGGTACCACACGGAGCCCGACGAGAAAAGGTCAGAGACTGCGTTGACGCGGGCGATCTTGTCGTTGCCCCTGCTCGGCACAAACTCTGTCACGGGCAGACCCATCTGCCTCAGCTCGAAGATCAATGGGGCACCGGATGCCTTCTTTTCCACCACAAGCTGGTCAGGCTCGTACTCGTAGTACTTCTCTCTTGCCTTCTGCTTGAGCTCCGGGAACTCGAGCTTCTCCTTGTAGGCATCAAGGAGAATCACATTCGGTATCTGTGCCCCGGTGGAGTCGGTTCGGTAGAAGATTCCCCATGTGGTGCATGCAGAGTAGTCGGAGCGCTGCGTCTTGAGGAACGCTGTATCCCACGACTGGATGATTGCCTCACATGGCGGCGGATCGTCCTTGGTCCACTCTTGCCACCACTCACGCTTGATGAGTGCCCCCTCCTCGGAGGTGGGGTTCTGCATGTACTGTGCGTTCCACTTGCCGACGTGGATTTCGGCCTTGATTGCCTCAAGCTCGTTGAGAGACCAGAACTCAGGCCACAGGGGCAGGCCTGACGGCATGATGGCAGGGAACTCAATGACCTCCCAGTCATCAACACCCTGACGCTCGGTGGAACGCTTGATGATTTGCCCAGTGAGGTCTCGCTTCGCCCACCGCGTCATAACGATGATGATGGCACCACCGGGCTGCAGACGCTGACGGGGGCCAGAGGTGTACCACTCGTAGACCTTGTCATAGATTTCCGGGTTGAAGGCAGCCATGGTTGCCTCCTGTTCGGAGTGTGGGTCGTCGATCACGAGAACGTCAGCACCCTTACCTGTGACGGCACCACCGACACCGATAGCGAAGTACTCGCCCATCTTGGAGGTTGCCCATCGACCAGATGCCTTGGAGTCGGCTGCCAGCTTTGTGGCAGGGAATACTGCCTGATAGTCGGTGCCATCGATGAGGTTCTTGACCTTACGGCCAAAGCCCACTGCAAGCTCTGCGGTGTGGGCAGTCTGGATCACCTTCTTGTGGGGAAACTTCCCCATGAACCATGCCGGGAAGAGATAGGACGCGAACTCCGACTTGGTGTGTCGAGGCGGCATATTGATGATGAGACGCTTGAGGGTGCCATTAGCGATACGCTCGAAGGCATCCGCCATGATCTTGTGGTGTCTGCCAGCGATGAAGGATGGCCACATCTGCTCGACGAAGGGCAAAAAGTTCAATTGCGCTTCTTCGATCTTCTTCTTGCGCTCTAGCTCCTCGAGATCGCGGAGGAGTTCTTCCTGCTCCGAGAGGGGGAGCTGGGAGATTTTTGCAAGGATGTGGTCGTACTTTCCCATGGTGCCTCAATAGGTGGGCAGGGCTCAGCCTTGGCGCTGGGGAGAACAGCCCTGACGAACCCTGCCCTTGAACTGACGTGAGGAGGAGCAGACCGACTGCCACGTCAGAACAATCAAACTCAAAGCTACCTCCCCGTAGCTATGGGTGCCGTCGTATGTACACAGTGTACACAGTGTACACAGTAGTTCATAGAGTCTTAGTGTGGTATATATATATTATATATACATCCGGTAGACTCATACATCCGGTAGAAGACTCTTAAGCGTATAGAAGGATACCCCATACAAGGGGTATCCGTACATTATAGACACTAGGGTCTCAGCGGAAGCCAGTGAACCCTGCCGGACGTGGTGTCACCGGACGCGGCGTCGGCCTTGGGGTTGGCATCATCGGACGCGGAGGGTTTACCATCGCGCCGGGAACACCCGAACCGGGCATACCAGTACCCTTGCCGCCAGTACCGACCGGAAGAGGACGCTGAACAGGAACCCCACCCGGGGCGGCAATCCCCGGCATTGGACGCATCGGCATTCCGGGTAAACCAATCGCGGGGCTAGTCTGACGAATCTGATCAAGCATGGCCTGCTGGGTCTGCTGTGTCGGCATCCCGCCCGGAGGCATCATCCCGGCACCGGGCATGCCACCCTGCTTCTGCATGGCCTGCATGATGGCCGCTAAGCGAGGGTCCAACTGTGCACCCTGTGCTGCCAAGGCACTGATACCCCCCTGCGTGGGCACACCCGGAGGCATCTGCCCCATCTGAGGCATCTGCTGCATGCCGCCTCCCGTCTGTCCTGCTCCAGCTCCCATGATCAATCTCCAATAGGGTCCCTGATCTAGCCACCTTACACCACTCGCTACCCTTTGTCACATGGGCTGGGTTGTAATTACACAGGGAGAAAATGCGAGGGATGCATGATGCCCTTCAGCGTCATGCAGATCGAGTGTTTGCGAGCTGTGTAATTACAAGCATAAACATCCTGACGTAACCGGACGGACAGGAAACACCCCTAGGGGGATGTCTTGTCTGTCCGGTTGTCACCACACATCAGGATCATCGCTGGTTTGACAATCCGGGATTGGCAAACATGTCTAAAAGCGACACAAATCACCACAGTTCAGGGTCTAACCCCCGTGTTTTCGGAGACTCATGTCGTTTTTAGGACATTTTGGGTAAAAATATAGGGGGGGTGGGGGTGCAAAAACATAATTAAATCAACAAGATAGGGGTGCCATATTATGTAATGCTTTGATATTACTGGAAAATTGTGGGGGAGGGGGTGTTATGAGGGGATGTTGGTCTGTGGTTGAGCTGATCATCATGTATGTGCCGGGGCGGGCCGCCGTCGATCAGCGGGGGGTTGGGGGTAGGTGGGGGTCACGGGTGGTCCGTTCCCTCTTGCACCCACCCACAGCCCGGATGCTGCACCGTCTGACCCACCACACCCCATGCGATGGGCCGTGCGCTCGATGTAGCCGTCGCCAGAAGGCCATCTATGCGTTGGCCTAGGCCACCCTAGCCGGAAACAGACATCGCGCTGTACGGACGGCGTATGCAGCGCACAGCACAGGAGGGGGGGAGGGGGGTCTTTTCCCGGCCCCTACCTTGTCAGGCCCAGCCGTGCCAGCTTCTCAGCGATGGACTGTTCGATGTCAGCCGCACTGCGATCTGTCTTGTCCTCGATCTCGAGCTTGTCGGTGAAGATGCCAGCAGCCTTGCCCAGAAGCTCAGCGGCCCTGATCTTGGCGGATGAGCTGTCGGCGGACTTGAGCATGTCGCGCAGGGTTGCGATCGACGCTTGGGCGTCCGAGACCATCAACATGCGCCGTTGATCCTCTTTCTCCACATTCAACGATTTCACCCGTAGTGAAACATTAGGGTGAAGCAGCAGCCTTGATGCCTCAACCCTGACAGCCTCATCTGACATCCCCTTGGCGTCATAGGCCAGCCGATATGCAGCCGACAGTGAATGTCCTGACACCACAGCCTCAGCGAACGCCTCCTGCTTTGTGGTGAGGCCAAGCAGCAGGTTCTTCCCTGACTTGCGTCTTGTCCCGGTAGGCGTGTCACCCTTGGATGCTTCGCTTCCCTCTCCAAGTGTTGGCTTTGCCTTTGGTGTCTTTGCAGTGTCTGTTCCTGCTACGACCGCAAGGTGTCGCTTCGCTCGGATCGGGCGCGAACCCTTGGCGGGCGCGGTCCTCTTGGCCTTGGGTTTCGGGGTCTCTTCAACGTCATCTGTCATGGTCTGATCCTCATCTGGTGCAGGCCTCTGGTGCCTGTGATCTGTGCCTGAACGATACCACCACACAGGACCGATTGCACCTGCATGTCGCTGCGCTCGGAGGTCGGGCTTGATCGACACCACCTCGATCCACTCAACCCACTGATATCTAACAACAACCCCAAAACGAAGCACCCCCACGACACACCCCGAAATCACCCCGTTTCGATGAGCTGCGAGACAGGACCAAACCAGACCAACACCACACCAGCACCATACCAAGGCAATACCAATGTGTTGCACCAACGACACACAATGGTCGATCTGGTCGATAAAATGCATCAAACTGCACCAAAGGGCATCTGACCCCAATTGACAGTCAGTCTGTGGAAATGGCTTACGTAGGGGGTGCCCAGTGACCTGTTACCGATTGCCCCGCTCTTTTGTCTTCACTTCGTCGCCCGCTGTTTCTCTGGGCACCGCCGATAGGCCCAAGCTGTAAGCGCGGACGACCGCCAAGCCCAGACGCTCCATCCGAGGCATCAACCCTGTTTTCAGGGGGCAACGTGCTGGCTATCGGCACACCTCAACCGCCGCAGTGATGCACCGGGGACAGGGCCAAGAGACACCAGCGCGACCCCCAAAAACTCAATTGAACAATTTGAGCATCCGGTCCTGCCGGGTGTTCTGGTGGTTCAATCAAAGGAGAAAACCATGATCAGTGAAGCACAAGTGAATGAAGCCCACCGCCTCGCCGTTGCACAGTCCGGCCCACGCAAGGGCCACCTGAAGGCCACCTGCCCGCCTATGGGCACACTGGCTGCAGCCTACTGGCAGGGATGCATGATGGAAATCAACCCGCACAAGGTGAGCATTGCCCGCCTGATCTTCATGTCGCCAGAAGAGCGCATGATGTTCGACATGGCGCAGGATGCAACGAAGGCCATCATCGCAAAGCGCCAGAAGGTGGCAGCATGAAACACCACCTGCACATCTGGTTCGAAAGCCACCTCGCCGCTGTCGATCACGCCATCCTGAACGGGTGGTCGCTGCAGACAACCGAGCCCATGGAGCGGGGCGTGATGGCCCACTTCATCGCATGACCCTTTGGTGTCCAGCCCTGCGGGGCTGGCATCCAAAAGGCCAATCAAACTGAGGAGAAAGCCATGACCAAGATCGAGTACCTTCGCCGCCTGCACGACCTCGCCTATCAGGCCAACCTTGCCGACACCGACCGCGCAGAGGGATGGCAGCGCCGGGAGATGGCAAGCACCCACGTCAACCCCATCCTCGACATCGTCGAGGGCATGATGTCGCCCCCTCAGTACCAGATGTTTCTGGACTGCTTTGGTGACTTCGCCAGCATCGTTGCTGGCCTGCAAGAGGAGGCCTGAGATGACCTATTTCGAAAGCGCCGAGGGCATCATGATCACCCGCGACCGGGCGTTCAAAGAACTGATCGATCACGGCATGAAAGACGAGATCGACACCTTCATCAAAGACATGGGCGACCGCCAGCAATACGCTGCGCGGGATGTCCTGCAGTGGCTGGGGTACTGACATGATCAACCGCATCGAACTGTTCCAAACGAAAGAAGATGCCGAGGCCGAGGGCCAGCGCAGCAAGGC